AGTCGTTCGTGATCCAGCACACCCTGAGAATGAGGGTAAGGTATTCTTATACAAATTCGGTAAGAAGATCTATGATAAGATCACTGCTGCAATGCAACCTGAGTTTGAGGATGAGACACCAATCAATCCTTTCGATCTATGGGAAGGTGCTAACTTCAAGTTAAAAATTTGCAAGGTAGCAGGTTTCTGGAACTATGACAAGTCTGAGTTTGATAGCACTAGTGCTCTTGCTACAGATGATTCTGAACTTGAAAGGGTATGGAAAGAAGAACATTCTTTGACTGCTTTCACTACCGAAGATCAGTTCAAATCTTATGAGGAGTTATCGACTAGGTTAAATGAAGTGCTTGGCACTAACAAACGTGCTGCTGCACCAACAGTAGACAGTGAAGAGTATGAACCATCTGCTGTTGCAGCTGCCACTCCTACTCCTGCTACTAGACGTGCTGAAGCTGCACCAACTACGTCAGAAGATGATCAACTATCATACTTCGCACGACTAGCAGAAGAGGACTAAAATTCGCTTCTGAATACTAAAATACCCCCAAAAAAATTGGGGGTATTTTTTTGTCCTTTAGGTTTTTTTAAACTGCTGATTTCTTAAGTGATGTGCTAATAAAATCAGAAGAAGATTTGTATGGTAGTTGTTCTTTCATTTCTTCTATGAACTGTAAAAGAAATCGTTCACGTAGGATATATATTTTTCTCTTTGCATCATTTAATCTGGTTTCGTATTCGTGATAGGATATGGCATTAGCTATTGAAGAACCTTGTAGAGTAACAACAGATCCATTGGTGTCTCTGTATCTAAAACTATCTCTAACTAATTTCTCCCATCCTGAAGTACCATCTGCTCTTGATAGTTTGTATCTAAATTTGTTGTCAAATTTATCAACATATGTTGGCTCTGTGAATGATGTGGAGTTAAATGTTTTCACTACTGCCTTAGCATTACTACCACCAGCATTAACAAATAACGTACCCTCTGTCACTGGGTTGTTACTATCCCAAGAAGTTAAGTTGATCTCTACATCAGCACCTACATCACCTGCAACACCAGAACGTGCAGTGTATGCAGTTATCTGACCTTTAGCACCATTACTAAATTCAACATTCTCACCTACGTTAAATAGAGGACCAGTTTCTGTCACTACTATGGTTGCATTCATATATGCACCATTAGTAAGAGACCAAGATGGAATGTAGCTACGAGTACCTGGATTACCGTGACCTCCATAAGGAGCATAGTATCCAAAGGATATGTTATCACTAGCATTACTGTATGATCCTGGATTATCTATATTAATACTTTCAATTGTTTTACCAAGAAATACCTCAGCAGTAGCACCACTTCCAGTTGTGTCTAAAGAATTGTTGGTAAAGGTTATTGTACTGTCTGTATAATATGCGTCGTTGTTTATAAAGTTAACTGTTGTGATAGCAAAGTGATCGTATTGAGGACCACTGTTTCCAGGTTGTTGTAACTGGAAGTGTACATTATCTACTCTAACTTCTGGTGGTACTGTGAAATCATATGGTTCTAGGTTACCTGAACCAGTACCATTAGGAGTAGCAGGAATAACAACACCTAATGTAGTCCAGTTCTGCCAATCTAACCATTGAACTTGATTGTCTGTACCAGTACCAGCAACAGTTTTTAACCAGAGTCCGTTAGTAGTACCAGATTGTATGTTGAAGACTACTGTGTCTCCTTTAAAAAATCTAAGGGGTGCGTTTGCAGGTCCACGTTGTGATATGTTTAGTGTGTCGTGTCTATCACCACCAGTACCACCACTACTGCTTTCAGCTAACACCCAAACCCAATTATTACCACCACCAACATTAGCAATTCCTGATTGAATATCAACATAGAATACCTGAGGAGCCCAACTACCAGTTCCATCATTATTAGGACCATCCCAAACTTCTATCTCTCCACTCATATATTGTTCAACATCATTGGTGTAGTAGAAAGTACCAGTCTCTAACATTTGCCACTGAAAATATTCTGCACCAGTTGCACCGTTATACTCAAGATCCTGTGAGAATTGATATCTTAAACGAAGTTCCTCAACACCTGAAATGTCTGGTGTTTCACCACCATTACTACTATTACCACGGATAGCATACACCCGAACAGTGTCGAAGTTAGTCATATCAACTTTCTTTAGGGTAGCATATCTTTCACCATAACTATCACCAAATCTTAGGTGTGTGCCTCCCACATTAAAACCACCATACGAACCAACACCAGTACCATTTTCTGCAATTGTTACTCCAGTACTGAACTGATAGATGTTAGTATCATCTGTTGTGTCGAATTTAGTACCATCTAGTCGTACTTCTGTTACCACTCCATCTTCAATGATTGCTGTGGCAGATTCACTTGCCATACCACCACTTAGTGTTACGAGTGGAGCGTATGTATAATTAGAACCACCATTAGTAACTTCAAATCTCTTGAGGTATCCTGTAGTTGATAGGTTTACACTAATTGCTCCTGTAGAGAGTGAGAACTCTCCATTAGAATCAACTGGTTGACCAAGACTAAACGTAGGTACAGTTTCAAATCCATTGCTACTAGATAATACTGGAGCAGATGTTATTGTGTATTTTCTGTTGGCTTCAAAGTTAATAATGTTAACTGGTTCTGGAGCATTGGGAAGTTCTTCGTCATAGTTTGTCCAGTAAGGTGCTTTATAAAAATCTTCTCCTACTAATTGATTTGCTGGTAATACTACGTCACCTGAACTGTTCTTTATTTCGTTAGTTTCGTAGTGTTTAATCTCAAATGGTTTTTCGTACTTGACATTTATATAATCCTGTAAGACAGGAGTAGGCATTGGCCAATCAAAGTATGGATTGATTATATTATTTGCTAGTAAAACAACCCAGTCATATTGCGAGTCACCATATACTTTTTCTGATACTATGTCTGGACGGTCAGCATCTGTTACTGTGTATTGTTTGTAGTAGACTAGACTATCTAATGAAGCATCAGATATTTTAAATCTTCTGAAGATATTTTTTGCAGTCTGGTACTGTTGCTCCGACCAAGGAAATAGGATAGGTCTGGTAGCAAGAGATATGTTAGGTAAGTTATTAAAATATCCCATTAGTAGTACTGTTTAGTGTATTGGAAATCATCACCATAATCATTACTGATGACAGTTTTTATCTCACTAAATCCTAGTTGTAATCCAACAGCAGTGGGAGCACCGTCTTCTAAGGTTGACCAAGAACCACCAGCAGTATAGTTCACATTAATATCTGTGAGAGCACAAGCCTTTATCTTATTTAACCAGTGGTTTTCATTGGAACCAGTCTTGTATTGTATTTTATATACGTGTGGTACGTTTAAGAACCATCCACCTTTACCCAATTCAGGTGAAGATGCTTTTTTGAATTGCCATATCATTTCTTTAATGATCCTTGATTCTCTTTCGTTTCTAGGTACTAGAGTCCATTGGAAATTGAACCTTCTAAGTACTGGTTTGTCGAAGAATACTTCTAGGTTAGGGTTTTGTACTTGACCTAGAACACCACCTGATGCAACGTTTTGATTGATGCCAGCAGCACCAGCAGCACGTAGTGCCAATAATTTCTGAATAGCATTGTTAGACCAAGCACTTCTTGCTTCATCACCAGCATTTTTTGCTGCATTTGCGAGAGCATCACCACTCATTCCTGCATCTACACCAGCACCAGCAGCTCTGAGTAGTGCCATCTGTACATTATTAACTGATTGACCACTCCAAGATCTTTGTTCACCTAGTCTTATATCTTCTGGCATATAAATTATTGACTTCTTATACTTACTGTTAGATAAGTCACCACCACCTAATCCTGTCACATCATACTCTGCAAATCTTCCACCCCAACTTGATCCACCAGTTTCATCTAAGCATTTTGCTTTTCTAAATGGTGGTTGATATTTGTAAACACTAAACATTAAGTAGTCATCAGATGTTTCTACTTTATCCAGTGGAAACCTCAATGATGCTTGACTGCTTGCTAGGTTAAATGATACACTCATCGAATCTTTCTCTTGGCACGGAACCTAAATTTTGTCAACGGATCATTACGAAACCATACTGTACGAGATTCTACAGGTATTTCTAATGATCCTATAGATGATACGAATCTTTCTATAGGCATATAGATTGCTGAATCCCAATCAGTCTCTGTTATTTCTATATAGAGACGATTTTTTACATCTTCACTTTTGTATTTATGAATTACTTTTCGGGGTACATCTATCTTACCTTTTAGTAGAGCATCAATTGTTTTTAATCTCTTCTTAGGACTGATATAATGTAGGTTTGCAAGGTAAAAATGTTCAGTAGTTCTATTTAAGACTACACCTACTGGTAGTTGATCGTAGAATGGTAGTTTGTCCTTGGTTGCCTTAGCATCATACTCAAAGAGTACTATCGTACCTACTCGTGGTGTATATCTGACACCATTACCATCGTCAGTATTTGATTGCTCTCTAGTTATGATCTGTTCTTTAGTTGACTCGCTGAAACTAGAACGCAATGCTATACTAGCTGCTTTCTTCCACCAAGATGGGGATCTATCTTGACCATCTTGTGCTGACTCTAGTTTTTCAAATACGGATTCCAAGTTCTTTCTCTGTGAAGATTAAAAATTCTGCTTGTCTTTTCTTACAATACTTTCTAGCTGCTTCCCATTTTGCTTGGTTCTTTAAGAAAGTATTTGATTCGTAGAGGAATTGTTTTCTAGATCTCTTACCTTGAACAGGTACTTTGGTTTGTTTGTCTGGTTTGATTTCAATTATATATTTCTTCAACACACCAGTCTGTTCACGTACTTTAATGTAAAAGTCTGGGTAATACCTATGAAGTTTACCATCAGTAGGACAACGGTAAGGAATAACTATTTCCTCACTTCCCCATTCAATTATGTTCTGATTTCTATCACACCATCTCATAAAAATTCTTTCCCACGAGGAACGATAGAATATATTTCTATGGTTTCCTCTGTATTTACTCGCATTCGCTGGAATATATACTCCCTGCTTGTACATAAATAAGATGTATTCCTTTAGCCTATTTAGATGGCAAACCTATACTCTAAGGTTCAGGAGAAATTAAATCGTGGTGGTGGGATTGCTAAGTCCAACCAGTTTCGTGTTGTTTTCCCTGATTTACAGGGGGGAATCTTTAATTCGGATTTTCCAGTTAATTTCGATAGAAGTACGCTGGAAGTTTTGTGTAACCAAGCATCACTACCTAGTGTACAAGCTGCTACTCAACAAGTGAATGGATACTATACAGGATCATCTTACAAGTATCCTACTATGAAAATGTATAGTGATTTAAGTCTTAGTTTTATTTGCGATGCAAATATGACTGCGTTCAAAGTAATGAACTCTTGGTTTGATAGAATATTTCAAGAGAAGAGTATGTTTAATCAGAAGGAAAGGATTCCAAATGAGATGTCTCATTACCCTCAACGTAATAAGAATCGATTTACTCGTTTAGCATACCCTGATGACTATCAAAGAACAGTAATTGTAGATAAGTTTGAAGCAGGTCCACGATACAGTGAGCAAGGTAGAAGTATTCGTTACTTCTTTACCGATGCTTATCCTTATTCTATTGATGCACTACCACTGGATGCAGGAACAACAACTCTGATGACTGCAACTGTTAACTTCCATTATGAAAGGTTTGAAGTACAGTATGAAGATGCAAGATCAAACATAGTGAGTAGTACCAATAATATTACTAGCTCTAACAAGAACCCTGCTACATTTCAGGGAGCTATTGATCAAGTTAAGGATGCATTTAATGAATTCTCAGCAGAATTCGATTCTCTATTCTAAAAAAAGTGGAAAAAAAACTCAGGTAATTTTTTGAGTCTTTAGGTTTTTTATGTTTAATCTTGAGTATGTTTTGTCTCTATCTAATACAGATAGATCCTCTATTGTAGAAGGGTCGGAGTTGTTTGTTGTGCAATATGAACCTGCTGTACGTGTATCCAAATTATATTTCCTAAACAAACAGAAGAATTGTTTATACAAATATTCTAATGGATTGGAGTCCTATCAATATTTTGGTGACCGTACAAAAAATTGGAGAGATGATGAACCAGACTACGGTAGTAATTTAAGGAAAGTAGCAGAGCATTTAGGTATTGGTATTGATCTTAAGGATAGAATCTGTATAGATGTTGTAGAGGATGATGATTATTATATTAACTTTCAAGCAGCAGAGAGAAAAGCAGCACTTCAAGTAGTGAAATCAGTAATGTTGACGTATTCTATAGGAAGCGAGGATATGTTAAGTACTATGAATGCTATAAATGGTACGGAATGGAAGACAATAGAGCAGGGGATAGAAGTTGATGGAGTGTTAGGTATTAAGATACCGTGTTATTCATCCAAAAATTCAGTAAAGTTATACTCTAAGCCATTTAGACCTAAAATTGGTGGTGATTTAAAATTCAATACCGATACACAGGGTGTCCTTGACAAAATATATGATGGAAAATTTACTAAAGAGAGACAAAAAGAATTGATTTTAGGTATGGAACCCACTACTGAGAGGTATGTGATCTATTGTTTTAGAAATCACGTCCGACATCCAGTCTAAATAAAGATACTGAATTGAACATACTATGCCTTTACCAAAAATTGAGGTGCCAACCTATACTACTGAACTTCCTTCTACTGGTCAGACAATTAAGTTCCGTCCCTTCTTAGTTAAAGAAGAGAAGGTGTTGTTGATGGCTATGGAGTCGGAAGATGATAAACAGATTACTGATGCTGTATGTACTCTTCTTACTAATTGTATTCAAAGTAGATTAAAAGTCAGAACATTACCTATGTTTGATCTGGAATTTTTATTCCTTCAAATTCGTGGTAAGTCTGTAAGTGAGGAATTAGATCTTAAGATCACTTGTAGAGATGATAACGAGACAGTAGTAGATGTACAGATTCAACTGGATGACGTTAAGGTTGTAAAACCTGAAGGCATCACAGATATGATCAAAGTTACTGATAATATTGCTGTTAAAATGAAGTATCCTCAACTAGATACTTTTGTTAAGAGTAATTTTTCACAGAATGCTAAGCCTGAAGAGGCATTTGATGTTATCATACAGTGTATCGATCAAATTATTGAAGGTGATGAGGTACACGAGGCTTGTAATGCAACTAAGAAAGAATTGAATGGTTTCCTAGATAGTTTAACATCAAAACAATTTGAGAACCTACAAAAATTCTTTACCAATATGCCTAAGTTATCTCACACATTACTTGTGAAGAATCCTAACACTGGTAGCGAAGATGAGTATACTATTGAGGGATTAGCCGCTTTTTTCGGCTCGTGATGTCGTATAACAGTCTTGAAAATTATTTCAGGACTAACTTCTCTCTTATGCAACATCATAAGTATTCTCTAACAGAACTTGAGAATATGTTACCGTGGGAGCGAGAGATATATGTGACATTATTATTACAACATCTTGAGGAAGAAAAACTAAGGCAACAACAGCAGACACCATAATGGCACCTGAATCATCACAAGAAAGAACCGCAGATAAGATTTTTGGATCTAAAAATGATTCGATTTCTGCTGCTTCGTTGCAGCAGCATCAGATTACTAATAATCTGTTGGGTCAACTTGTTGGTTTGCAATCGGAGCAGTTAAAGTTAGACAAACAGAAATTTATTTTTGAATCTAAGAGAATTAATGCTTCAAAGTTTGCTTCTCAAGAAGCAGGAATAGAAAGATTTAGTGGTGGTAAAGGTGGTGCTGGTTGGGGTATAAAAAATTCTGGTGGTAAAGGATTAGGAATAGGACGTATAGGTTTTACTGATGCTGCTTTGGTGGCAGCTCTTTTTGGTCCTGAACTTTTAAGAAGGTTCAGTGGTCAATTAGATTTAAGAGCACGGCAATCATTAGATAGAGTTAATAAAGTATGGGATAAATTTACTCCATCATTTCCTGGTTTTAGTGATTTTGATACCCGTCCAGTTGCGATGGGTCTTACTCAATTTAATAAACAACCTGGTGAAGCAGGACAAGTCGGTAAGCAGATATTAAATAAGGCTAATTTAGGTGCTAAAAGATTATTTGATCTTAATGATGGTACTAGTGCTATTCGTAGAGGTAGAAGGTTTGTTGCTAGTAATACTTTAGGTGGAATTAAAAAGACTGGATCTCTACTCGAAGATTTTGGTACTAGATTAGGAGCTCCACGATCAACTCTACCTGGCACAAGTAGAGGGATGTTTACCCAGTTTAAGGATCCTGCTTTTGGGATGAAAGGGTATACAGCACCAGCTTTGAATAAGTTCCTTGCTAAGGGTGGTGGTTTAGATATATTTGCAAAGAGTTTAAAGAATAAAACAGTATCAGCGTGGGATGATCTACTTAAATCTTTTGGTAACTTCTTTAAGACCATAAAGAATTTAAGGTTCGCTGATCTTATTAAAGGATTGAAAGGTTTTGGTGACACCCTAAAGAATCTGGGTAGGACTATAACGGGAGGATCGATACAGGCAATGGGTAAGGGTCTTCAGGCCGCACCCAAAGGTATTTGGAATATGTTTAAGGGTACTAGTCAAGCACTCAATACAGGTAGGAAAGGTCTGTCATCAGGATTGAAACTTACTAGTAGAGGTCTTGGAAGGGTTCCTATTCTTGGATCATTACTTGGTGCTGGTTTTGGTGCTATGGAAGCAAATGATGAAGAGTTTCAACGTTTGCGTGAAGAGAATCCAATGATGGCTGACGAGGACATCAAAGCAAACCTTGCTAATGGTACGTTAAGTAAGAATAAGAATAAGATTATTAGTAGGTCTGCTGGTGCTGGTATAGGTGCTGGTGCTGGTACTGTAGCAGGTTTCTTACTTGCTGGTCCTGTTGGTGCTGCAATTGGTGCTTGGTTAGGTGAGAATCTAGGTAAGTTTTTAGGTGAGGGTATTGGTTCAGTCTTTAAAGGATTTGATTGGGGTGAGACCTTTAGACCTGTAATGAATACTTGGAATGAAATGACAGCAGGTATTGGTAATGCAATGAACAAAGTGGCTGAGTCCTTTGGTATTGGTGGTGGCGGTAGTGGTGAAGGAGGATTTATTACTGCAATAAAGAATATTGGTAGAATTATTGGTATCATTGCTAAGGTATTGATCAAAACTCTAGTACCAATACTACAGATGACATTCAAGACTATCCAATGGGTAGTAGAGGCTATAGGTTTTGCTATTCAAGGTATAGTTTGGGTTGTTAAAGGTATTATGGGTATGATTCAGAAGGTTATAAGTTGGATCCCCTCTTGGGCTGGTGGTGATAAAGTCAGGGAGATGAGTGCTGGTCTTGGCGAGTTTATGTCGGGAGATGTACTTGGTAAAGTTAATACTTTTGTTGACAATACTAATACTGCATTACCAACTGAGCAAGGTAAGAGTGATCGTGCTACTGGTCAAGGTGGAGGATATGGTGGTTCGGGATCGGTAATGTTTGCTAATCAGATGGAAACTTCAGGAGTTGATAGTTATCTTACAGCAAATAAACCAACAACAGATAAACCAGTACTTACGTCTGGGTTTAAGACAACAAATAGACCTAACCATCAAGGTATAGATATAGGATTTAAAGGTGATCAAGGTGGACAACCTTTATTCCTTCCTGGCCAGGCTAGAATCACTAGTAATGGAATGGATCCAGCTGGATACGGTAATTACATTACCTTTACCACTCAGAATGATGGATTGACCCATTTGTATGGTCATATGCAGACCAAATCACCACTTGAAAGTGGTAAGATGTTTCCTGGCGGTTCATTTGCTGGTAAGGTAGGTAATACAGGTACTTCTAGTGCACCACATTTACATTGGGAAGTTGGTAGTGTTGAAGCAGATGTAGGACGTGGTGGTGCTAGTCTTAGAGATCCAAGAGTATTTGGATATGGATTGACTACTCCATTTGAAAAGGTTGATGCAGCAGTAGCAGCATCATCATCAAGTAGTTCGGGAAGTGATATAGCAAATATATCTGGTTCTAATACATCTACTAATGGTGCAACTATAACATCTACTAGTAGTAGTGCGGATCAAATCGCACAAGATATAGGA